ACTTCTGACATATCAGCCATGATTCATCCTATAATGTACGTACCAGAAAAGTTAAGAATAATAGTGCTTCCGCTACCGCCTGTTATGTCGGCTATATCTATCATTTCCGAACCACCACCTGAGAAAATTGCGGTGAGCGTAGCATTGGTAGAAGTGCCGCCTACCCCAGCTAGAAGTTGCGTTCCTGGAATACCACCCCAGGTGAATCCGGCGGCTAGCTGGATAGCGAACCCACATACATCACCACCAGCCACACCCGATGCAAACGGAAGTGATGAAAACCTTAACTGACCACTAGCCGTAGTGTATGTCGGCACACAGGTGAGTTGATGCCGAACGAACACCGTATTACCTATGCGTGTGTACCTTCCGGAGCGGCTAGTATAGACCACGCTTAAGTCGCCTGGTGTTGCGCAGGTAAAAGCTGGTGTCCAAGTACCCTCAACATAATTAGCCAGCGTCTCATCACCTAAGTTAATACCTGTTGACGTTATCAAGCCATTACCGTCAACCGAAAAAGTTTTAGTGCCTGCATTGTTTTGGCCTTGATAGATATCGTCTGTATCTGCTGCTGAACCCCTGCGTAATGTAAAAGCACCTTGGGTTGAGTTCGTTAAAATTTCAAATGCTACTCTGTTGGTCTGGGTTAAATCAGTTGTGCCGCTCCTTACTACAATGAACCCTCTAAGTAAGCCATTCGCGGCAATTGAAGGCTCTGTGACAAACGTGCCTGAGGTTATGCCAGCAATTGCTGCGTCTTTTGAACCGTACTCAGTTTGGCCGAGCTGCAACTTAAGATTGTTAGAGGTGAATGAATACACCCTTTGTATTGACCACCTATTACCCGGTAGCGGGGTTAACCCGCCGGAGCCGTCATCGAGATTGTCGGGGTCAATAAAGATTCCAGTTGTGCCGTTGCTTCCGTCTGAGAAACGATATTGAAAAGTAGCTGCTGTTAATAATGCTAATGTTAAGACGTTAGGATTATCAATATCTACACCGTAGTTAACGCCTATTCCATACATATCACCAACGGATTTATCTATACTTAAGTTTGCACCGTTGGCTGTAATTACATTACCGGAGACATTGAAAAACCCGATTGCAGATGAAAGGTCATTTAATTGACTGTTGGTATTGTAGGATACATGCTGTTCGTTGTTTACAGCATCAACAGTTACTCTGTTTACATGTACAGCGACACCTAATTGAATAATTGTTCTTTGTTGTACATTCGTAAATGCGGCGGTACTTTCTATGACTGCGCCTGCGGCTGTAATGCCAACAAAGCTAATATTAGCGGTTAAAAGTGCCACGGGGGTTATGTTTATTTTTCCCGTCCAACTGACGTCGGTCTTAGTGCCATCGGCAGCAACAATCTGACCTGTACCATCGGAAATACTGTATTCTGTGGCCGCTGCGCCGGTAGATAAAACGCCGCCGGTTAAAAGACCTGTGGATTCAGAATATACAGTCCCACCACCACCACCCCCGATGAATGAGCTAGCTGTAACCGAGCCATCAAATACTATGTCAACCATAATAATTCCTTAATTTATTAAACATCCGCCAGCAATAATAATTTGTAGTTCACCCCGTTCCACTTGACACGCACGTAACCAGCAGACGTACCAGCGGCTGGGTAAAGCGAGGCATCCCCTCTGAATCCCACAGGGAATGTTGCACTTCCAATGGCCAAACCTGGACCATTATCGCTTGATGTGGCACCTGTGGATTTTTCTGAAACAGCGTCTCTACCAAGTGATAAGCACCCAATTGCTGATGCTGAATCAACACCTGCTTGATGGCCTAAGAGGGTAGAGCTTGAGCCGGTAGTTATTGCAACAGCTCCCGCCGCCCCGGTGTATCCAGAGAAACCGCCGACCGTGACATTATATCCGCCCGTAGAACTACTGACTGCCTCTCGTCCAATCCCAATAGTGTGCTCCCCGCCAGCAGCGGATAACGCACGATACCCCATAGCCACCGAGTTATTCAGGGTGGTAGAAGCAGTCGCCGCAAGTGTCCCGAACGCACAATTTGTGCCCCCCGATGTAAGGACGCGCAGGGCTGATTGTCCTACGGCTGTATTATTAGAGACAGTAGATTGCGTCAGTAAAGCCAGAGACCCCACTGCTGTGTTATTGAGTCCTATCGTGTTCCCACCTAGAGCACCATCTCCTACGGCCGCATTAAAATTTCCTGTTGTATTTGCATCAAGCGCATCCACGCCCACTGCTGTGTTATTAGCGAGAGAGGCTAAGCCCTTACCAACGGTGACGCCATTGACGGTGATATCATCACCAAAAATATTGGCATCAAATTGCATGTTAGTGCCTGTGCGCAACCCGACCGACTTATCGCTGTCGACAATCGCGCCGCCATCCGGGAACGCACTCCATTTAATATCAGCCATAATCTACTCCGTAATCATGTTATCCAACGAGGTTTCGGTAATCATATAATCACCGTTTTCTAGTATCATTTGGTTTCCGCTGGGGGGCGGAATAAAGCCAGCGCCTTCATTGCTTATTTCAGTGAAAACACTGCCAGCGCCAAATGAATAATTGACGCCGAACATGAACGGCTGCTCTGGGCTAGGCATTATGTATTGCCACCTTGCCATATTGCGATACTTACCTGAGCTGTAGCGTTGCCGGTAATCATGCTTATTACAGTTCCGGCGGGTAAGAGGTAAGAGGCTGGGTTAAGTCGTGACGTTGTGGTGGCAAAGGTGGCCCCCGCTGGTACTGCGGCTGTAACTCCTGTTACGTCAACCCAACATGCCGTTCCCGGCTCGTATACAAAAGACACGGTGTAGAACTCAGCTAACAACGCTAATGTAATTGAGTCGGCGCTACCAGTGGTAAGCTCAGCCGAGTACATGGTTGTTGTTGGCAGAGGGGCAAATGTAATATCACCCTTCGCGTCTTTGGCAAACTTAAGTGCTGCTGTGGCCATATTAATTCCTCAATGTTTTTATCAAGTATACCTAAATTAGCTGGATAGTATATCCGGCAAATAGTTTTTTAGCTCTTGCTCAGAAAGAGCGCTTAAATCAACTGAGTTTGGCATATCTCTTAGTGCTTGTTTCTTAGCTGCAATGGAGTCTTGAGCAGCAACATCTTTACTCTCTAGCGCCCGCTGAAACGTAACATCCAGCTCTTCAAGCTTTTCGTTACGAACTTTACGCAAACAATCGAGGTGAATCCCACGAGCACAATCCATGTCTGTGTGAATGCCGCCATTTAAACGCCACGCGTTCCTAAAATATCGGTCGGTTGGGATGTCATCAACCTTGAGCTCTTCGAAGATAGCGCCTTCATGAATTGAGCTCGCGAGTAACTCAGCCATGCTATTTGCATTATTTTTACAAAACTCAGGCGTAGGTATCACGATTGATACGCCGCCATCGCTATTCTTGTAAGCTATTCTTGTATTAATCATGCCTGGTCTCCAAGGAATACTACCGATATGTAATCACCATCAACCCTCTGCCCAGCCGCAGCGGATACCGACCCTTGGCCCGTACCAAACCTCCACGCGCTAGCTGTTGGGATGGCTTGCGGGCCTGTGACATAGACAGCTGTGCCTGTGGTGTACGAAACGCTTACACCACCTCCGCATGTAGCTATAGCTGAGTAATTAATGCTTGAAAAAGCTGTGGTGAAGTTAACCGTGTAATCGCCCGTGCCATTGTCGGTAATGCTCGTCACATTGTACGATGCGTTAATTGCAACAACCCCAGCCCCGTCAAACTGAACCCATGCTTTCGCTGCGCTAGGATGGAATTGTTGAACTGCTGGCGCACTAAATACTGCTGAGCTTGAAGCAGCCTCCATCTGTGCTTGTGACGCTGAAACCGCAACTGTTGCTGCGACACCTTCAAAGCGAATGCATGGCAGTATGACAAGAGAAGGTTGAATGTTGTTATGGGCATTTCCTAACGGAGCCGTCCAAGATGCACTACCAGTAGCAGGAACATAACCTGCCGCACCAGTATTTGAATTTAACTGATTGGTAATCCCACCGTTGGTATATGGGAAAACAGCAGGGATATCATCGGTTACTAAAGTTACGCCCTCTGTTCCACCCGGGTCACCGACTGAATTACCAAGCTCGACAGTGCCTACGCCCCCAGAACCAACTGAAACTCGCCGCTGTGAATCTGGCAGGTTAAACGTTGTTGAGCCATCCCCAATGCCGTACGTTGTTCCGATAACGGTAAATAAAGCCGCGTATGCTGTTCGGCTCACTGCTGCGCCGTCACGAACTAAGCAACCAGCCGGTACAGACGTGCCACCAAAGTCAACGAAGTCACCGACATTACCACCACTAGCTATTGATGAATCAGCACTTGATTTAATGCATATCAAAAGGATTGCAGATGGCTGGATGTTACTATGGGAGCCACCACCGCCGGTGCTTCCCGTAACACCTACGCCTTCCACTAAAAAACCTGAGCCTGTTGGGAAGGCCACTCCGGTTCCTGTGTTTGCTGTGATACGAGTGCTATGCGTATGCGCTGGCATTTGGGCTGTTGTTAATGTGATATCTTCAGCACCACCGGTGTCACCGACCGAGTTACCGAGGGTAACTGTGCCTGCTCCACCCGAACCCACGCCAGTTTTTCGTTGCATATCAGGAATATTAAAAGTTGTCGCGCCGTCACCAACACCCCAGGTTGTCCCGATTGCCGAGAAAAGGTCTGCATAAGTAGCCCGGCTAATTGCTGCACCATCACAAACCAAGTAACCGGTTGGTGCGCTTGTTAATGCAAAAGATGCGACTGAACCAATCGGGTTAGAGCCACCACCATCACCCCCGGGTTGGGAGTAGATAGAAAAAACAATTGGGTCTGTTCCCACGGTTGTAACTGTAGCTGTTTCGAGCCATGTACTGCCGCTGTTAACCGTTCCGCTAGAAACTGGAACCAAAGTCCCAGGAATTATTTCAGCGGCCGTATCGTAATCTGTTGCTCGCGTTAATTATACGCCGTTGGCTAACTGAGATGTTTGGTCTTTAACTAAAATCCTGTCGGCGACTTGAGTTAAAACGCCGTCAATCGTAAGTGCAACCTGCGTGCTGTTATTGGTAAGCGTCGCACCCACACCTAAGACACCATTTGCATAGGTGCCTGTAAGATTGGCGGTAGTTCCTATCAAGCACGTCAATATAACTGTAAAGCCTCCGCCTGCAACGGAATCCACATAAGCTTTTATACTTTCGGAAGTTGGGACGTTCCTATCCGTTGCAGTGGCAAACGAATTATCATCTATAACAGCGTCTAAAGCCACCGTGCCTTGGATGGTGAAGGTTCCAGGAGCACTAATAGCTGGAGGCAAGCCAACGATAGGATTAACCGCATCTGCGTTATTTACTAAAACCTCATTGGCGGTCCCGGTAACAGTCTCTACTCCAATTCCGCTGCCAGATAAAGTCGCAGCAACCATTGCCGTATTAGAAGGATTTTTAACCCAAACTTGGTTGGCCTCAAGAATCGGAAGAATTAAATCGATATTAGTGTCCGACGTGTTGGTGTAGGTAGCCGAGAAATTATAATGGGGGGCGAAGTCACGACCGTACATTTGATTCTGTTGCTGAACCATCGTCTCGGTTCCAAAATCTTGATTAAGCATACTGGGTGTGAAATTGGTATTTGTGTACAAATTTGTTCTAGAAGAATCGGTGGCTCTGACGATTGTAATGATATCCCCAAGAGGCCTCCCCACGGTGAAGGTAACTCGAACGGTCTCTGAAGCTCCAATGAAGGTCACGTTGTAATGGCTGTCTGCGACGAGCTGAGTGGCGTCATTCGCGGGAACACCTGAGGCTCTCGCGTAAACTAATACGCTGGCAGCAACGTCCGCGGTCCATGCCACATTGAACACTGTCTGGGCAGACCCAGAGATAATCTGGGTTCTTGGCTCGATATCATTGATTATTTGATTCGTTGACATGCTGTTTCCTTATTCTTCACCAAATAGTTTTTGCCGCCAGTTGTATTGCTCTGCCTGGCCGCGAGTTTGTGGTAGGCCTGAATTCTCAATATACTTGTAAACCAAACTTTGTGGGACAGCAATGGCCGATGACCCAGGAATTAATCTATACGCCTTGCCCGCGTCACCTTGCGTCACATCTCCAATTGCTGCGTGAGATAGAACGCTTAACGCATCTCCGTAATACCCAAGCATTGGTCCAGCCAAAGCCCCCAAACCAGGAGGGCGTTTTTTAGCTCGCTCGGTCTGCAAGTGGGGCATGATAGCTCCGCCCATCGCATTATTAATATCTTGGAACCATGCCCCGTAAGGCCCAAGCATTCCTGAGTATTCCACTCCTTTATACGCTTCACCATACCATGTGGCGTCGTCATCATACATGTCTTTGCCATGAATTATGCGGAGTAGTGGCTCGGCAAACATACTTAATCCTACCATGGTCACAAGTCCAAGCATATTGTCTGCTGTAGGTCTTTGCATAAGAGGTATGCTATAGCGGTTAAGCGCCCCATATGCCCATCCGTGGAACATAAACAACGTGCTCCCAAACGGGGATTGGGTCCAGTATGGGCTCGTGAAGGCGTTGCCATTGACTACGGTGTCGTTAACAGCCCGCCTAATCGACATAGCAAATCTATCAGAAGCCCCTCGGTCTTCCCATGTCCAGTAGAGTGATTGGTGGCCCCCGTCTTTTGTCCACCCCTCTGACCTCTCAAAGTTTTTTATAAACGTAGCTGATTCTTTCTCAACATCAAGGCCATATCGAGCCATCTTGACACGCTGATTGTGCGTGAGCGTTCCGTTTTTGTGAGAATACATAGCCTGCATAACTTCAGACTGAAAGCTTGATGCCATCCACCTTTCGTTCATGTTGGCTATGAAATTGGTTCCGAAAAAGTTACCTGATTGGTGGGCGAGTGTAGCAGTAGCGTTTGCAACACGCCCTCCTAAAGCAGGAGAAGTCATCATGTCACTTTCAATCATTTGTTGTGCGTAGCCATTCCTTACAGTGTAGGTGGCAAGATAGGCGTTCGCGGCATTAGCTTTATACGCCTCAGCCTCAACTCCTTTGCCTCGGGTAAACAGGGATTTAACTAACGGCTTCAAGCCCTGCGAAAGGAAGGGCATTAGACTCGTCTTCATAAGAATGGCCCCGAGCTCAGCTATCTGATAAACAGGAACCGCGCCCAGTTTAGCGGCTGCAACTAAGTTCCTGGCAACGCTGAGCCTTCGAACGGTATCTGGGTGTGCCTTGCTGTACGTGCCCATGTAGGTGTTGTAGGTGTCGCCCATGAGGCCCTTGGCATGTTTGTATTCTTTATCGAGTGTAGTGCGCTCCTTATTTCCCTCGGGTGTGCCTTCTTTGGTTTTTAAGTTAGCCTTTCTCTCCAAATGCTCCGCTTCAAAACCATGCAAAGCACCCTCCATCCCAATGCCATCTGAAAACTCAGGGAAGGCTCGCTTAAACCCAATGACCCTGCCAACCGATGCCGCATAAGCGGTTGCCCCCTTGCTCACGTCAGGGTCCAGGAATCCAGCTTTATTGTAAACCTCTGAATCAATAAGATGGGTTCGGCTTTTGAGAAAGCTAGCTCCCGGGTTTACAGATGGGTCTATGTGCCCAAACACACCCATAATTAAATCCTGGGGGCTCTGGTTTGTTATGGAGTTAAACACCTGCTTTGCCGTAAGAGTCATATCGTTTGGGTCGGTGAATAATCTACGAAATTTAGGTTTCACATCGGGGTCGTGAAACTTAATTTCGTTACCTTCTCGCTTAAAGAACTTGCGGTTAATGGTCCCGTCATAAGCTTCTTCATCAATCCTTTGTTTGACGTTATCAACTTCTTGCTCGGCACGCTCCGCCCTTTTTAGCGCAGCATCTCTTTCGCCAATCAAAGCCTTTCTTTCGCCAAACAGTTCATCTATACGACCTTGGCGCTCTTCCATGCGAGACGCATCAGGGTTCTTGCTCTCATGTGAGCGCTTTTGCCTGCCTTCCAGCTTACGTCGCTCTGCATCAGAATTAGAAAGCCTTCTCTCGGCATCATCGTAAACCACTCGCTCTTTCTTGTGGAATTCCTCGGCCTTTTGGATGGGCTCAAGTATTCCTCTGAGCTCTTTCGCTTCTTTAGAATCAAACATCACTCGGTCTTCAAGGAGGATGTGATACTTGTCATTGTTACGTATGGTATCAATCATCTCGTCGTGCTGACGGATGCGCAAACCTCTTGCCGCCCTAAGTTGGTTTTCGATACCCCGGTAAACTTCGCTTTTTTTGTCGAAAAGCCCGGCTGCTTTTAGCTGCTCATTCAGGCTGGATATCCGAGCTTCTGTAGCCACAACTGGGGAACGAACCTCGTTAATCATCTTGTCCTGGCGGGCGTACTCCCCAACAGTCAAGTCAACCCAATGACCCTCGTTATTAATCATTGCCTCGATGTTGTAGTTCTGGGGAAGGTATCTCCACGCTGTTCTTGGGTCAAGGAAGGTGCCCTCTTTGCCCATGGCTTTAAATAAATCTCTCCCCATTCCATCATAAAACTCGTAGAGCTTATCGGCGACAGCATGAGCTTCGGGAAGATGGGATTTATAACCCTCAGTGTTCATGATGCTTCGAATCTCTTCCCCGAACTCATTCTCGGTTACGTTTTGGCCTTGGGTATGTTTCTGCTTGAAATTCTTGAAAGAGTTGGTCGCGTTATCTCGCTCTGACATGCCGTTGGCTTTGTAAAACTGACCCCGTGCAAACCCTGAAATATCTTTGGCATAGTCACGGTAATATGTTGAGTAATCATAGGCTGAATCAGCCACCGCTTCTCCAGCGTACTCACCCTCTGTAATTGGCCCAACATTCGCTATTGTACGGACGAAATCCGCCACTGATTTATAGGGAGACGTTGCCGCCTCCATCGATGGTGTGCCCAACAAATACTTAGAGCCAAGAAATTTTTGGAGGCCCTTTCCAACTCCAAATGGCCAAGCAAAAACCCCTGTCTTTGCAAGGTTAGTGTCTGCATAAAGCTGAGCTGCTTTGGTAAGCTGAGCATTCTGGATGGTTGGGACGACACCAGGAGCAAGTGTTGCTTTGAGCCTGCCTGTTAATTCACCGGCTTCGGTTACTTCGGGGTCAATCCGAACGCCGTCCGCCGCAAATGAAAATGCCTTTCGTGAGTCCCATAACTTAGCTGATTGCTTAGCGTAGCTACCCCCGGCTCCTAGCCCAACAAGGGCCACGCCAAAAACTGTGTCTGTTACCGCGCTGGTTGCGAGGTCCTCTAGATTCCCCCCGGCCTTATCTGCTTGAACCATCGCTTCATGGGCAAGTGAGTAGGCACCGATGGATGCTGAAGATTTAACAGCGCTCCCTATAACTTGCTCAGTAATCGTTGCCGCTTTAAACCCGGCGGCCATCCCTGTAAGGTAAATAAGTGGGTCCGTTACTGTGCCAGCAAAACCACCAAGGAGCTTCCAGGTCAGTGAGCCAGATGCGTACTTCTCGTCCTCTTCCATTCGAGAGCGAATAGCGGCCCTTCGAGCCTCTTGGTCGTTGGGAGATTTAGCGCTTGTAATGTAAGGCCAGTATTTCTCAGGGAGGTCTTTAACCGCCTCGGGATTCATGGCCGTCCAGTCGGTTGGAACTGGGTCCTGAAGGGGGTTCTTTTGCCCTATGAAATCCATGGCCAAACTACCAGCAGACATCAAGGTGTTTGCTTCTCTAAATGCGTGGGCTGTTTGGGCTAAGACCCCGGGTTTTTCGTGGTACGGCCCCACTACGGACTGCGCTGAAACGGTGTCTGGACCGGTAAGTGAGCTTGAGGTTATAGGGTCCGCTCCCAGGTCTTCATCCTTCCTTAAGGGAAGCTTAAAAGGCGTGTGGATATCGCCCGTGTCCGGATAGGTTAGCGCCTCCTCCGGCTGCGGCGTAACTGTTGGCACGTCAATGCCAGTAGCGGGTGCGAAGACAGGAAGGTCTGGTATAGCTTGGTCTTCAGTTTTTAATTCAGCCATCACTCACCGCCTTTTTTTATTCTGACAGCTTTTGAGCGCAGCCCTTCAACAGTAGATGGGGCCTGAAAGAATGGCTCACGTTTAACTTCTTTTGCCATTTGCCTTAGTTCACCTATCGTAAGGCGCCTAGATGCTTTATGCGCTTCCCATCTTTCTTGGAAGGAGGCCCCATCGGTCAAGCCATTCACAGACAGGTACCGCTCTCTCACCCACTGCGTATTTGGACGAACATCTGGATTGGTGTTGATTCCGCCAAAATAACCACTCATCGCGCTCACGACTCCAGTCTCAGGGTCTTTAATACCGACGTTGTACCGCCCAACGACCTGACCTGTTGTGCCTGATACTTGCGTACTTGGGGATGAGCTGACGTCGAGTGTGTAGGTTTTAGCTCCGCCCTTTGTAACGAGCTCTACCTCAATAGGTGATGCAGCCTCATATCGCTTAATTTTTTCACGGTCGGACTTATAAGATTCTCGTAAGCGCGTTATGGCGGAATGAGACTTGCCTCGCAGCTCGTCTTTCAGTGATGTACCTTTTCTGGCGGCTTCCAAATAACCTTTAAAATTTAGATGAGCGCCTACTGTGGCCTTGGCCTCAGCATACTCGGGATAAGAGACGCGACCTCCTTTTACGCGCCAGTAAGACGTTGAATTGCCCTCGTCAAACGACTTCCTGCTTTGCTCGAACTGAGGAGCAACGTTTCGAATAATGTCGCTCTGGATAAGCGATGCTCCACCGAGTGGTATTTGCATCATCGTCTCAATCGGCAGGTACGCTATTTGCTTGGAGCCATTAACATAGGATGGAGCGTAGAGTTTTCCAATCGAATCCTGGGTCATCTTTTTGCTTACATCAACATCGCCGTTGGTTAACTGCATGAAGGCAGAGAACTGGGAAACAGTATTGGCGGTAAAGGCTGGAAGGTTCTCATAGTCGTCCCCACCTAAGGCGCCCATTTTAACAGCCCACGACGTAAGGCCTTGAGGCCCTCGATGCTTTCCGAGCTCGGCATCGATGCGCGTTTTGTTTAAAGCGATAACTTCCTCTGACTTATTACTTACGATTTCTCTCGCCTGCTTAAGGGCTTCATCTTCGTTACCTGGGTATTGACCCTTGAGAGCTCTGAACATCTGGCTGGTCGCTTTGGCACGGTCGCTTATGCCAACCGTTTTAAACCCAGCCATGCCATGAAGTCTTTCTGTATGCTCCATGGCCATCTTAGCTTCTTCAAGCGTGCCGCCCATCACTGCGTTTGTGAGGCCGTCAGTATACTCAGGGACCGGATGATTCATGGTTGCGGCTGTTTGAAACTGAGATTCTTGCTGGCTAATAGGGTTCCCAGACTGTTCGGCCTTACGTTGGAGGTCCTGATTAAGTCGGTTAAAGGCTGAATTAATCGAGGCGTTCGTCTGTCCGTTATAAACCAGAGCACTTCCAGGATTGGATGCAATTTCATTTACAGCTTCGTTTTTCTTGCTATCATCGTGATGAGATACCGCATAGGCTGTAGATAGGTTTAAAAAATCTGTGGGCGGTAAATCATCTCGCATTGACTCCAGCTTACCCGGCGTCATACGCTTTGTCTGAATGAGGTTGTTACCCTCGGCCATCGTCAGTGCGTGAGCTCGTTTTTCCGCTTGCTCCACGTGAACAACTGCTTTGGACACATTGTCATAAACCGTCTCTGACTGTTCCCACGAAAGTCCTTGAATTTTTGTTTGTCCCAACCCCGCCATAAACTCTTCAAGGTGGCCTTGGTTTTTTGCCGAGAAAGCATTATTTATCTGAATTCCGCTTTCATAGCTAAGCTTATTACTTATGCGTGCGGCTTGGGCCTGTGTTGCTGTAAGCTCGCCAGAGGCTTCAGAATCATCAATGCCTGTATAGATAGCGTCTCTTATTTTCGCGGCATTCTCAAGACTCCTAGGGGTCTGGTTGTGTATTTCATCTTGCATGTTGCTGGTCTGCTCAACTCTGAATGCCTCATTCCTTTTAACCGAAGCGTCTTTTTGGTTACCAATCATGCGCATGTTGAGCTGGTGAGTCTGGGATTGAAGCTGCCCTGCGTACTGATTCGTTAATGACACACGGACATCATCGGGCGCGTTCCGGACAATATCTTGAATCCCTGCTGCCGAAGACTGGGTAAATGAGCCTATTAATTCAGGCGTTAGCCTACTGGCTTGTGATACCTGCTCAAGATTTTCGTTAATTAATTTTTGAGATTGCAGCCCTAAAATTGAAGACGATTCGTTTTTGTAGGCGTTTGCAAATGCTTCATCGGACTTGGTAAGCGAAGGCATCACCTGCATGTTAGGGTTTTTCTGGCCAAAGTATGCACCCTGCTTCTGAGCAATGGCCACGCCCGCTTGAGTAATGGCGGTCGATGCTGCGCTTCCGATAGCCGTAGGCGTCAGCGCAGCCTCAGAAAATGCCTGCCCAAATCCAGGAACCTGTGATTCAGCCCTCGTTTCAACGTCACGCTCAAGCGTTGGAATGGGCTTGTGTGCGCCGGGAAGCGTACCTTGTGATGTTGGGTTTTTACCGACTGAATCAACCATGAATTACGCCCCTGCCGTTTTTTTTCCGAAGCCAAATTTTGATGATAATGCGTTCTCAGCTTCGTACCCAAACTGACGGACCCCTGTTGAGGCCGCTTCAAATAAATCGGTGCCTAACCTCTGCCCCAATTGTGTCTCCGACTTCAGTGTATGCAGGCCAGACAAAACATTGGACGCTCTGAGCTCCGCTTCACGAGCCAGCATTCTCATGCGGCGAGCTTCTTGGTCTCCGCCTTGAGATGAGATAGACTTCTGCGCTTGCCCAACTGAAGATTCTGTGCCTGTACTTACTCCGCGAGCAGCCTGCATAACGGCCTGAGTACCAAGGTTTTGACGTAACGCCTGCATCGATGCAAGGGATGCCTCTTGGAACTCGTAGTTGTTAGCGGCCATATTCATTTCGATGCCCGCCTTTTCCATGTCTCGGCCTTGTTGTATTTGTTTTTGAGCGCCATGCGAACTCCAGAGGCTTGTTACAACGCCAGCAGCCTGCATGCTAAGTAAAAACATTGAGAACGGTTCCATAATTATGTCTCGATACGGTAGAAGATACCGATTAGTTTAATATCAAAAGGGTCGTCATGGGTAATTACAATCTCAGTATTACCTTCATTCCACCCGAGCATGGGAGTCATCTCCATTATTCCGGACCTTTTAACAGGGGGCACACCAGGAATTGTTTCGAGAAACGTGTCGAGTTGAATTGGCGTCCCGTTAACCTTCCCACCAATTGTATCATTAAACATAAGATTGGCTGCGCGTATATGGGTTGGCAGGGTTAAAGAGCTCGATTTGTAGCCCTGGGCGCTAGGAACCGTCACAGGCAACGGCTCCATAACTGTAGCTATTGGGAACCCTATGGCCACCTTACTCACCTCTACCGGTTGCCCGTGGGCGTTAAGGACTACTTCTCCGTCGCTCCCTTCTTCCGTAAACCCAAAACCATCGCCATCTGCTTTAACCATCTGCGCATTAAATCTCGAAAGGCCCGTAAACGTGTCTTCAGCCACTCCGCTGTACGTGTATGTGCAGTCTGTAAATACGTCAAAACTCAGCTCCTCAAGATAAAATTTAGTTACTAACGGCCATGGTGTAACCGTACACCCAACGCCCGCGTTAGTAAATGTTACCGACCCCTCCCCTAAAACCGCATCTGCATAGGTTGTGTAAACTACAATACTGGTGGTGTCGCTTGCGACTGCCCAGTAATAAGTGCCCGCAACCAACTGAGGTATTGAAGTCGGTAAAGAAGTCGTCGCTGCTATTTTAAAAGCTGTAATGACCCCTAGAGCAAACGTTGAAGGCGTTGTCATCACCAGGGTATCCGTTGTGAACCCTGCTACCAAATCACCTACTCCAGCATCAGCAATCTCTCGCTCAGTCATGAACCAGGCTCGCCCATTAGATGAGGATGCTGCCCATCTGAAGTAAGCTTGACCATAAGTTTGCTGCAGGGTGCAGGGAGTAAATCCTGTAACGTTTTCTGAAACGAGCGTTTGGTAAATTACCATGCCGCCATTCGCGTTGATGATGAACATGTACCTAGAGCCCGCACGATTTAAATCAGTGTAGGCCGCTTCATCTATAGGCGAGCGAATAAGTTGCTCATTTGCAATGGAGGCAATGTTGGACGTGTAGGCGTTGTTGAACCCATCCCAAAGCATGGCGTGGACATCATTGCCTGAAATTACGATAACTTGATTGTCTAGCGCTCTAGGCTGAACTACCGTTGCAGGTGTGGAGTCTTGGAGCGTCATCGAAAAAGTACTGGGCGTTACGGCCTGCTCGAACGTAAGTGGGGTCGAATAAATCCCGGTATTGGTATGGACCGTCAAGCTACGATAGGGAACGATAAACCGTATAACATTAACGTTATCTGAAGATGGGTACCAGAAGATAGCACTATCATCGTCACCTTCAAGCCCGTCAAAGCTGGAGTAATCATTTGTCACCGACAAAAATAAAGCATTAGGTAGGGAGCGCGTGTTCGCAAAAATAGCTCTGTTTTGGAAGGATGAGCATTTGGACGGCCAGCCACGCGCGTTACTCCAGGCAGGCTCAGCTAAGAACGCCTCTGTCCCTGGAATTGCTATTACACTCACGAAGGGCTGAAGAATATCAACCTGAATGACGGTCGTGCTTGTGAATGCAACAATCCGGCATATCCCGCCATTCCCCTCAAACGCACCGCCCACGTCACCAGCAAGGAAGGGCGCACCGCTCGCTGCGGTTATCGCTATGTTGTATCCGGTGGTCGCGGCAGGGGTAAATGTTACACTGTCGTACGAACCTGGGTCTCTGAAGTCAAAAACGGGGTATTTAGAAAACACAACATTGCTAAGTGCCCAAGAATTCAGGGTCACTGCGTTATTGGTTCCAGTTCCCGCACTGCTTATGGTAAATGCATTTCTATTAGCTTTAGCGTCTGCCGAGGTTTGATAAATTATCGCCGTCGTCGTCGAGGTGGTCTTGAGGAAATAAGCCTGCTGGACAAGTATTTGGGGCTCTGTTACCGGAAGCGTGCCTGAAGTCGTGAACTGAACGGGCAGAATAAGGCCGTCAACCACGGGGGTTGTTAGTGTAATTTCAGTCGTGCTAACGCCCGCTATCACATTGGGGGCATCAGCGCTCCTGATTAAATCTTTAGGGACGAAAGCGCTTGACGTGAGCCTAAAGTTAGTTTCAATCGTGGTGCTATCAATAAGCGCCATCATGGGTGCGGTGATGCCTGTGCCCGTCACGGTGTACACGAGAATCCCTTCGAGGTATATCTGGACTTCATCCGGCACAACGATTACGACGTATGTCGCGTCCGCGTTGTATTGGAATGAATCAAAATAAGATTCCGTGTATGAGGTGATGCCGGGTATCTCAGCATTAAAGAGGGTGCCGAATCTCTTACCAATCCCTCCCTGGGGGTAGGTAATGCAATTGGTCGCTCTTTTCATGCCGTTGTAATACGCGTCCACGGTAATCCGGGCATACATGAGCGGGGACAGCTCGCCCTTGGAAAAGACATCTTGGGACCAAATCGACTCTGCCATATACCTTCCTTATTGAGTGAAGCCATACCCAGTGTACGCCGAAACATTTCTTTGATTGAGCACTGGAATATCGGCCTGGTGGAAGTTGGGGCGATTTTGCGCCTCAATTGCCATAGCAAGGCCTTGCTGCTGAATTCGCGCGGAATTAAGTAACGGGTAGTATTCTGCTTTCTGGGCATTTGATAATGCAAGTTCGGTCGATATTTCGTAAGTAAAATAATCTACAAAATGCGCCGGAAACATCGAGACGTCAGGAAGGAATATATACTCCATGTACAGGTCGCCCGTATAAAGCGAGTAAATCTTCTGGTTAGCGTAAATATCCCAATCATAAATATTAGGGTACAGGCGGATTGTTTTTAGGAATCCTGCTGGGAGGCCGTACGTTGTTTCCCATTGAGAGGGTGGTGTCTCAGCAAGAACGGGAAGTTGTTGAATCTGAGTGGCGAATCTCCAATTACTCCTACTGAGCACTGAAGTTATCTTTACGTCGTATATTTGGTCAGCAGCGACAACGAGCTGGTCCCCACCGGATAAAGATGAGATTGGCTTGTGGCCTAGCTGCATGAGCGCTGCGCTTATAATCTGTACTCGAGTTAAACTCATTGTATACCCCCTTTGGAGTTAGTTTGAAGGGTATTGGGTGGTAAAGCAAGAGAAGCAAGCGCCCCGAAGGGCGCGAGCATGTTAAGCGTTAGACCACGACCGCTGAGTACCAAATATCTACTTTGTACGACCGCTGAGTACCAAATATCTACTTTGTATGTAGACGCTGTACCGCCAGTGAAATCTGCGGTAGCTGCTGCTAAGTACAAGCCTTGGTTCAGTGTGGCTGAATCAACAAGCGTTGTATCTACGGGAGTGTAGCCAAAGCTTGTGTCGGCTGTGGCTCCGATAAGTGCAGCCGCTGCTTGAGTTCCGGATGCTTTTGTTCCGCCTCCCCCCGCGGTGTCTGCGTATTGGATGTGCACCGCACCACCACTAGCAAGCGGTGTGCCGCCATAGTTAATTGCTAGGCTTGCGCGTTGCAAGAGCAACTTTTGTCCGGTAGCAGGAGCAGCCACTAATAAGACACTCGCGGTGTTCGACCCAATAAGCTGAGCCAAGGTAACATCAACTTGAGCGTGCTGAATTGTGGCGTCAATGAATATCTCTGTGGTAATGGTTTTGGGGGTTGTTGTGGTATCAACCGTCGCCACCCGCAAGTATTCGTTACCGTCACTACATACGCAAACAATCAAGTCATTCACCTGAAGGTCATAAATTACTGACTCAGGGTTGAAGTAATTAGCTGCCGCCACCGTCGCCAACGAATCGCTGGTTGAGTACGTGTAGTGAGCCGGACCGTTACTGATAGAACCAGTATCCAATGTAACTGCACCCGAGTTAAAAGCAAGGGTGGTTCGTGTGAATCTATTAAAATCAAAAGCCATGGTAATTCTCCTAATTAATACATTTGTGTTACTATGCCCCAGCAATGCCTAGGGTAGCCCCCGAATCGCTAGAAACTCACTAGCTTGGCTTTGCTTAACTTATCATGAGTTATACTGGAGAGTATAGATGAAAAATATATGCAAAGCCCCCTTCTGCCCTAACGACCGATACGAAAACTCTTCTTATTGCTATCCCCACATGACTGAGCGGCTTCTCTACGAAGTTACTCAGCATAAAGAAGTCCTCCCTGCTTGGGCTGTTAAAAGATGCAAAAAGCATGGTCTTTTAACTTCGAAGCAAGCCCGTCGAGACAAAACCCGCACCGGTGAGAGCGCCTACCGATGCGGGCAATGCGCAAGGGATGTCAAAAAAAAGGGCTACAACCCCGAAAAAGAGCGGGCGTATAGGAAATCAAGGGAGGGCTACACTAAGAAATATGGCTACCTCAAAAAATTCGGCCTTACATTTGAAGAGCAAGATGCATTGCTACAAAGCCAATCCAATCTATGCGCCATCTGTCGCCTACCTCAAAGACCATTTAAATCTGCTCGCTCCCTTTATTTAGACCATTGCCATACTACTGGGAAACATAGGGAGTTTCTTTGCTCTGATTGCAATTCAGGACTCGGTTTTTTTAAAGATAATACCGAGCTCATGAATGTAGCTATTAAATACCTGCTCAAACATAAGCAAGAGCAGGTATAATCTGGAGCAAAATTTACTCAGACTGATGATTTATACAGATGTATCACAGTCCACAGCCATTACCCCCTTGTTATCTATAACTACGGCCCCAGCTGAGAATATGCCATTAATTAACCACGATGTGTTTTGAGCAATGTAGTTAATTTCGGTGCGGAAGTTTTTACCAATACCCATACCTGTAGACATTTTATGAAACGCCAGCACTTGGTTGATATTACCTACCTGTGGCAATCCACCTTCAGTCATCGTTGGCACGCGAATGATGTTGAAATTCAAGAAGTCAGACGCTTCACCTTTTTGAACTGCAAAGTTTGTCGTATAACGAGATGAAATAAACTGGTCATCATTCATCAAGCTTCGGAAGTTAGAGCCCGACATCGCAACAAAACGCTCAGCCATAGGCACAGCATTATCATCAAAGAACTCAAGAATCTGTGTGAACTTGTTGTAGTTAAAGTTGGTTCCGCCATCAGCAATTGTTTCGCCTGGGTCAGCAGCCAAAGCATCAATACAAATTTGGTCAGAGCGTCGGCCTAAGGCTTTAGCAACAACCATCGCATTTTCCATTTTGGTGTCAAAGTTTACCGTGATTTCTTGAACTTCATCGACCGCGGTTGGTGCTGTGTATTTCTGCATGGCAGCAGATACTTTGCTGTAACCAGGGTCTTGGATGGTGACGGCTGCAAGATACGCTGTTGGAACCGCGATAACTTGGTCAACCTTACGGAATTCAACGGTAGCACCGATGATGTCAGTTTTAGTTCGGATGGTATCTCGGAAGAGATGGCCGTTTGCTTGGTATTCAATTTTAACAAGACTGTCAAAATCGATTTGCTCCACATTACTTAATGACTGTGACATAGTTTGCCCCTGGTAGTTACGTAAAAAAACCGTATTCTCTAGCAGGGCTTACTGGCCTAGAGTATCCCGTTAGGGGTCTAGCAAAATAAGGTGTCCCAATAGCCAACCCTCAATGAGATTGGTAGAACTCATACCTAATTGTTCACCAGACCGCGCTCCATGTCAAGCTTCGATGGCTCGGGCAATCTTTCCTTTGATTTCTGCTCGGTAGCCTTCGTCGGTTTTATACCGGTCGTAATTCTTCAACATCTCGGTTTGAATTTCCTTGACGGTCATAACCGTTGGGGCGGTCTCATTGCCCGTGGGGATTGTTGTCATACCATCTACCATTTTAGACCTCATCTCTTCAATTGCTTTAACGTCGCCCGCAGTTCTTAAATTTGCGATTAACGATGTGTAGGTTTCTTCACTGAAATTAGCTTTCGCCCAGTTATCAACGGTGTTCAGTCTGGTCTCGGCATTCTCTCCGAGTGCCTGCTTTTCCGCTGCATAGTCCGTGTTGAATTCATCAAGGTACGTTCCAACTGACTCCAGCATACTATCCATCACTGATTGGGGCACGTGGTTTGACTTAGCAAATTCCGCCATTTTCTGAAAGGGCTCGTACTGCTCATCTACCCAACTTTTGCCTTTACTCCAGTCGTACTGTTCCGGTGCACTGCCGAGCCGCTTTTCAAGTTCCTTGAATGCTTTAGCTGTGTCCTCAGCGCTTTTGTATTTTTCAGGGAGCCAGTCGGGCCGGTCTCCAGTTCCGGGGTTAGATTTATCCCACCACCAAGATGGCTCTGAAGCCTCCTGTGACTCTGGGTTATCATCAACGACCTCCTCAACCGATTCATTCGAAATCAGGCTCATTTATCACCCCGTAATTTTGCTTTTTCCTCTGATTCACGACGCTCCGGATAGCTCTTGACTGCATGAATTATCTGTCTATATCCCTCCCGATACCCCTCGTAATACACACAAGAAGTTGCGTAAGTTTCACTCATGCCGTGAGGAACAGATGCCAATACTACCTTGTCTTGGAGGAATTCCAATAACGCTTTGCCCGCTGCGCTATTGAATACCTCGAAACACATGCGGTCGAATTCAACTTCTGGGGCTCCCTCCCTGAGTTTATCGATGTTGTCCTGATACCCCTGGAAATATTCTTCTTGACCTAAAACCTTCTCCAATTTAACCCCCTGCTTGTTGTGGTTGTTGTTGTTCCTGCGCTTGCTGCGCTTCCATCTGGTTTTGCATTTCCTGCGCTACTCTCGCGACATCTTCTGGTGTGTTTAAGAAGTCGGGGTCTAACTGCATGAGATTTGCTAGCATCCATGGGTACTTGCTGGAGTTTATGTAGAGCTTGGCTTCTTCAGCGCCCAAAGTTCCCTGGATAATCTGAATGTACTGGGCAATCCTAGCAATTTGCTCTTGGTTCTTAGCTAAAGCCAGCGGTGATTTATACTGAAAGCTTAGTTTAGCGTTTTTAATTTTAGGTCGAGGCAGAATTCCCGTTGTTTCGAGGATGTATGCGCAACGCTCAAGCAGTGGAAACAAAAACTCTTGCTGGAGCCGTGAGAATAACGGGCCAATTTTTGCCGCCAACTCCTGCTGGGCAATCATGGATTCAGTTGCCGACAGCGGTTGTACTGAGTCGGATTGCAGTGGTGATTGAGCAAATAGCAGTTCTTTTACCTGCATTCTTAAATCAGCAATGGTTAACTGAGAAAACTGAGGGGCCGATGAATCAGGAATGGGGATTAATGGGGGCTGCCCTTGGAGGCTTATCGGGGCAATCGGAATAATCGACATCGGTTGCATAACAAACGTGTGAGGATTAAAGACCGCATCACTGAATGCCATGTAAGGCTTGAAGGTATTGAGGTTAGCTGCTGCCAGCTCAACCCTTGCTAGTTCGTTCAGCGATATAATTGATGGGAGTGCGTCCATGATAGGGCCACGTCCAAAGATATCACTGTTTGTCTTCTGGAAGCGCCAAACAATCCCTGGATTTACTTTGAAAGCCTCACTGTAGAGCTCTTCATTGTTTGCCATGACCACATACAGATAAGGTTTGTCTAAATTAGAAGGAATAAACATAACCCCTTCGTTAATCTTGGCGACGGTAGCGCATGAGTCAGATTCCGCGCTTTCAAGGAGATGGTCTGGAATAACAGCCTTAGGCCAGCGAACAATAATCTCGTTTATCTTCACCGCTTCCCAACTTCGATACCACGATTCAATCCTGCCCGTCATGGCTTCTTCAATAGCAAGTTTATCCATGGGTATCGAGGTGAATAGTAGTGGCTGCTTTTCGGTGTAGGAGTTAACAACTAGACAAGCCGTACCAACTGCTGAATCAAAATAACACTCATTAATGACGACATCAAAATTAGACTGATGAATATAATCAAATAGATTACGCATGTAATCATCGAGAATCGATTGCGCCTCATTAAGGGACTCCGGATTGTTTTTTGCCCAGTTCTTATCCACTTGCATGTAGCCCCACTGGGTTTGGGGCGGCGTCATGGCTGTATGTAGTTTTGACACAAACGTCTTCGTTGCTTCAATGGCAGTCGTATCGTAAACGCGAGCTCCGTGCTGCTGGCCTTGATTCTCCGCGCTCTGCCAGAACTTGTTTCGGTTGGGTATGGCATAGAAATAGCACGCTTCATGAAGGCCTGCCCACAAAAGCGCGTTAGTAACCGCTACAGATTGGCGCTTAATAAATGCTGCTGACTCGCGTTCTGTAAGCATGATTACCCCAGTTTGTCAGTCGTTGTTTCGGTAGAGCCCATGAGACCACTTCGACGCTGGTAGTTGTTCCTTAGGGCTCTAATTTGTTTTTCATGCACCTTTTTCTGCTCGGCAGCCCGTTGCGTACTGGCATCGGCTGAGGCTTTGTGTAAAGCGTCTTTCTGCTCTTGATAGAATTGCATTTGCTCGCGAGATGCGTACATATTTGCACGCTTATCTGCGGAATGCTGGTGTGGAATTGCAGAGCTAATTTTACGCTCCGTCTTCTTAAGCCCTTCGGACAACATGCTCATGACGTCTCCTTTATCCAAATGTGAACGTAAATAATCTTTTCCTCGAACTCGTGAGGCTCAATGACGCGGTCAACAATCTTCATGCGCCATGGTACATAAATATTTTTCCTAAGTTTTCTTAATTGAGACGATATTGTTGACATTCTCACCGCTCATTTTAGATAAATCTTTCTTCATCGCATCAACCTCACGTTGAAGTTCGAATGATTCATAAGCACGAATTCCAATATTAATCGATTCCATGAGCTGCTTAAGCTCGGAGGCGGTAAAATCGCCCATACTAGCTTGCATCATTAGCTGCTTATACTGAGAGTATGGTGTTGAGTCCGCATCAATGTGGACGCGCACGCGGTTTGTCTTCCCGACCCCGTATCGTGCGGCGCCCTGAGTTCTCCATAACTCTAAATCGAACGTCTCATCACCTTTTCCGGCCTCGCCTTCGCGCTCCCAGTTCTCTCGCGCAATCATGCACGCAATTCTATAGCAATCCATGAATGTTTCGTGATTATGCATCCATTTGTAAAACTGCCTATCTCCAATTCCGGCGGTTACGCAAAACGCACTCATTGTTCCTGATGCGTTCAAGCATTCTATAATCATCTTGCAGTGCTTGGCTTCATTATACTTTACGCCACCACTCTTTTGTGCTTTATATAATTCTGATGAATTAACCTTCATAGTACATACTCCCATTTGCTATGATTATATAACAAACTTATTGGAAAGCGTCTACTTATGATAAATACACAACAGCTTCGAGATTACGTTATTACGCCTGCTTTATCAAAACTTAACTCATATTCCAAGGACGCGGAAGAACTCCTGGTCTTTACGTGCGCTGTTGAATCCAACGGTGGTGAGTATATCAAGCAGGTCAAAGGCCCAGCTTTAGGCATCTATCAGTGCGAGCCTGCGACGTACACGGACATTTGGAGAAACTACATTATTCATCACTCGCGGTTCGTCTCCATGCTGTCGATGAAGTTCAATGTGAACGGCATCCCAGCGGCGGAAAGGCTCATAACCGACATGGAGTATGCAACGGCTATCTGTCGAATTCACTACCTGCGCGTCAAGGAGAAGCTCCCAGACGGTCGTGACCCTGAGGCCATGTATGCGTATTACAAGCAGTATTATAACACTCCCCTGGGTAAGTCCACGCAGAAAAAGTCTATCGATGCGTACAAGAGGGTTACTGAGAAGTCTCCTTATCCTGAAGCGATAGTGATGTCAAATCCTAAGGGGTGAACCCAAACCCCTGCATAATTGGTCCTCAAACATTATGGA